AGGGGGTTTATTCACTGGTTTATCATCGGTTATGATTTTAAAACTACCTAATAATACTGGGGTTGAATATTCTGCGGCGGATAAACCTATGAATGGATCTTTACAAATATTGGGAAATTCATCAGGACAATTTTGTAATTCAGATTATGGACCTATCATGAAAGAGAGAAACTTTTATGTTTTTCCTTATGATATGAGACACTGTGTTTACCCGTTTAATGGAGAGGGTACTAGAAGAACTCTTTCTTGCAATATGGATGTAGAATATGACCCAATTAGGAACAGAAGCGCATGATAATAACAGAACCTAAATGGAAAAGCTGGGTTGTTGAAACTAAAGAACCTTTATTTACTCCTGATCAATGTAGACAGGTTATAGAATGTGGTCGAAGACAAAAACCACAGAAGGCACAAGTGGGTATAAATAAACCAGAGGGTGGATTAGACACTAAGAAAAGAGTAACTACAATTAGCTGGATTCCTTTTGATGAAATGAAAGAAATGTACGATCAGGTTAATTCATTTATTCAAAAAGCAAATAGAAATCATTTTGGATTTGAAGATGTTCATGTAACAGAGCAAGCTCAATTTACCGAATACCCTGTTGGTGGCTTTTATGATTGGCATATGGATACCGATGTTAACATGCAATATGAGCCTCCAGTTAGAAAAATATCAATGACATTATTATTGTCCCCTGAAAATCAATTTGAAGGTGGAGATTTAGAATTAATGGCTAAAGGTAAAAGAGCATCTTTAAAACAAGGTCATGCTATTATATTTGCATCATTTTTAAATCATAGAGTAGCGCCTGTAACTCGTGGTGTAAGACAATCTTTAGTAATGTGGTTTGGAGGCACTCCTTTTAAATGATTAAAGAATATTATTTTCCAACTATTATCTACGTTAAAGATTTACCTAATGCGAATGAACTAAATTCATATTTAGAAAAGCATATCGTTGAATGGAGTAATCAAGATAAAGGTGTACTTAAAACTAATGTAAAAGGTTGGCATTCACAAACCGATATGAATCATAAAAAAGAATATGAACCTTTAATTAAAGAACTGTTTCAAATGCAAAATGAAATTATTCAGGAAGAGTATTTAGATATAAAACCTAGATTAGGAAATATGTGGGCTAATATTAATCCTCCAGGAGGATATAATCAATCTCATTTACATCCCAATTCATTATTTTCTGGCGCTTATTATATAAAAGCACAACCTAATTCTGGTCGATTAATGTTAATGGATCCAAGACCAGGAGTGCAACAGAACATGCCAGCAAGAAAACCAGGTAAAATTCCTAGAGAATTGTGGCGAGAGACGTATTACGACCCGGTTCCTGGAAGGATAATTATGTTCCCTGCATGGATGTGGCATAAGGTTGAACCTAATCAAAGCAAGGATATAAGAATATCAGTGTCTTTTAATTTTATATAATGAGTTTTCAGATTAAAAAATATCAAGTTATTGAGAAAGCAATCTCTTATGAATTAGCTAATTTTATCTTTAATTATTTCTTACTTAAAAGAGATGCAGTCGGTTGGATGTATAAAAACAATATAACTTATGACACAGGTTTACTTGGAACATGGACAGACAGACAGGTTCCAAATACTTTTTCTTGCTATGCTGATCAGGTAATGGAGACACTATTAATGAAAGTGCTTCCTGTTATGAAGCGACAGACAGATTTAGATCTAATTCCAACTTACTCTTATGCAAGACTCTATAAACAAGGTGATATATTAAAGCGTCACAAAGATAGACCTAGCTGTGAAATATCAACTACTATTCATTTAGGAGGCACTAAATGGCCTATCTTTATTGATGGCACAGGATCAGACAATGTTATCGATGAATATAAAAATATACATAAACCCAATGCCCCAGAAGGTACTAAAGTCTTACTTGATGTTGGAGACATGTTAGTATATAGTGGCTGCGAATTAGAGCATTGGAGAGAACCACTTGAAGGAAATACTTGTGCTCAAGTTTTTCTTCATTATAACCATGTAAATGGTCCTTTTGCTGAAAAGAACAGGTTCGACAGAAGGCCAATGTTAGGTATTCCACCAATTAGGAATATATAATATAATGGTTCTTTATGTTACAAAAAATAAATATTCAACCAGGTTTCAATAAACAAGTCACAGCAACCGGCGGCGAGGGTCAATGGGTTGGTGGAGACTATGTACGTTTTAGATACGGTTCACCTGAAAAAATAGGTGGTTGGGCACAGTTAGGAGATATAACTTTAACTGGAAGAACTGTAGCTATGCACCAATTTGTTAATTCAGATGGTATTAAATACTCAGCATTAGGAACAAACAGGATTTTATATGTGTATTCAGGAGGAGCTTTTTATGATATTACTCCTATTAAAGCTACAACAACATTAACCAGTGCATTTACAACAACACAAAGTGATGCAACAGTTACAATCACGTTTGCATCTGATCATAATATTTCTAAGTACGACATTATTCTTTTGGATAATTTTACCACTATTACCGATTCTGATTTTGGCTCTTCTGATTTTGATGATAATGTTTTTATGGTTGCAACCGTTCCAACTTCTACAACAATTACAATTGAAATGGGATCAGTTGAATCTGGATCAGGAGCATCCACATCAGGTGGAATAAGAGTTAAACACTATTATTCAATAGGACCTGCAGTTGAAGAATCCGCTGCTGGTTGGGGATTAGGAGCATGGGGTGGTACTGTTGCAGGTGAAGTAACTTCAACTTTAGATGGTGCATTAACAAATTCTTCAACAAGTATCGTAATGGATGATTCAGGAGGATTTCCTGCTTCAGGAACTGTAGTAATAGATGATGAAAGAATTGCTTATACAACAAACACTTCAGGAACAGATACTTTATCAGGGTTAACAAGAGGGTCAGACAATACAACAGCGGCATCTCACTCTGATGCAGCAACTGTTACCGATGCATCAGATTATACAAAATGGGGTGCATCGCAAACTGGAGATATTGTAACAGCACCTGGTCTATGGTCTCTAGACAATTTTGGAAATAAACTTATTGCAACTATTTCAGATGGAGCTACTTTTGAATGGAATTCTAATGCAACTAATGCAACATCGACTAGAGCAACAATCGTATCTGGTGCTCCAACAGCATCACAATTTACTTTAGTTTCTACACCAGACAGACACTTAGTTTGTTTTGGAACAGAAACAACAATTGGCACAACATCTACTCAAGACGATATGTATATTCGTTGGTCTTCTCAAGAATCATTAACGACTTGGACTCCAACAGCAACTAATACTGCTGGTACACAAAGAATTGCAGATGGCACAAGAATTGTCGGAGCGATAAGAGGTAGAGATGTAATTTATATTTGGACCGATACTGCTTTATTTATTATGAAATTTGTTGGTCCACCTTTTACTTTCTCATTTCAACAAGTTGGTACAAACTGTGGATTGATTGGACAAAATGCTGCAGTAGAAGTTGATGGATCAGCCTATTGGATGTCCGAAAATGGTTTCTTTAGATATACAGGTCAGCTACAATCTTTACCATGTTTAGTTGAAGACTATGTTTACGATGACTTAGCAACCGTTCCAAGACAACATATTTTTGCAGGATTAAATAATTTATTTGGTGAAGTGACTTGGTTCTATCCAGGAAGTGGCGCTGCATCTAACAATAGATCAGTAACTTATAATTATATGGATTCAACGCCTCAAAGACCAGTATGGACTACAAGTTCTTTAGCTAGATCCACATGGGCAGATTCAGCTATATTTGGTAAACCACATGGAACTGAATATGATTCAAGTGCTACAAGTGACTCAACCGTTGGTAACACTGATGGTGTGACTACTTATTTTGAACATGAAACTGGAACTAATCAAATTAAAGCAGGTGCTTCAAGTGCCATTGCTGCAAGTATAGAATCAGGTGACTTTGATTTAGATCAAAAAGGTTTAGGAGGCGATGGAGAATTTATGTTAAAAATTAGAAGAGTTATACCTGACTTTTTAACTCAAACTGGAGATGCAAGAGTTACATTAAATTTAAAAAATTATCCAACAGATGCACAAGCGAGTTCATCTTTAGGTCCTTTTACAACAACTACATCTACAACTAAAATAGATACTCGTGCTAGAGCTAGAGCTATATCTTTAAAAGTAGATAATACTAGTACTACTCAGCACTGGAAATTAGGTACTTTTAGATTAGATATACAACCAGATGGAAGAAGATAATGGCTAGAATTGTACAATCATTAACACAACCAGTTAAAGAATATGATCAACGAATACAACAATCATTTGTTAGAGATGTTGATAGTATTGTTACAAAATTAAACACATCTTTTCAACAAGATTTAAAAGATGAATCAGAGGCGGAGGCTTTCTTTTTAGCATAATGGCAAATAGTTTCGTAAATAAAAAAGTAGATTTAACAAGTACAAGTGCAACAACACTGTATACCGTGCCCGATTTTACAACAGCTGTTATTAAATCCATTTTGGTATCTGAAGATTCAGGAAATGCAGATACAATAACAATTACATTAACCGATACAGATGCCGCTGTTTTTAACCTTTTTAATGTTAAAGCAATCTCAGCTAACGGAACCTCAGAACTGCTATCAGCGCCTATAGTCGCTAAGGAAAGCGAAGTAATTAAGGTGACTGCAGCTACTGCAAACAGGCTTCATGTTGTACTTTCGGCTTTAGAAATTAAGCCGAGAGATGTAACATAGTCTTGATTTATTTGTAAAAAACAAGTAATAATATAAACTCAGGTGAAATCCCTGCCTTTAATTTAAATTAACATGCATTATTATATATGATAACACGAGCACATATTCGCAGACAATTACGTAAAAATGGTGGCATTATGAATGTCATTCCAAGACAAGAATATGGTTTTGGTGATATAGTTAAATCCATAACAAAACCTTTCAAAAAAGTTTTAGATGTTGGAAAACAAGTTATTAAAAGCCCTGTAGGTAAGGCTGCACTTTTAGGATTAGGTGGAGCAGGTCTTATGGGTTATGGACCTATGTCAGGTCTTAGTGGAATTGGAGCTAGAATAGGTGGATCAGGTATTGGACAATTTTTTAAAGGAATGGGACCTAAGTTATTAGGCACCGCAGCAGGACCATCCGCTGGTCCTTTTTCATATCTTCAAAAAGGAGTTCAGCAATTTACACCAGGTATTTTAGGCAAACTAGGTTTAACTAAAGGTGGTGGCTCTATGATGCCAACAGCTTTAGGTGGTATTACCGCAGCGAGCCTTGTTACTTATTTCATGCAAAAAGGTAAAACAGAAGAAGAAGCAATGCAATTAGCACAAGATGTTAAAAGAGGAAAAGGTTTAGGTTTAGATTTAATTAAAGCAGATGTTTCAAAATACAGATCAGGTGATCTTAGTTCATCTCAGATGTTTGATAGAGGTTACCATTTTCTAACACCTCGAGATTATATTGGAGCTAAAGGTGGAAGAGTAGGTTTAAAAGACAGTGTTAAATATATGACCGATCAAGAATTAGAAGAATTATATCCATCATTAGCTAGAGGCGAGATGTATGATTATGACAAAAAGAAATCTATGGAAAGAAGAAAAAAGAAGGGTGAAAAGAAAATTAAAAAAGCAGAAGGCGGAAGAATTAGTTTATACGCTGGAGGAAATGGAACACCATTACCAGAAGATCCAACTAAACCCATTAACCCTTGGGCACCTAGACCAAAAGAAGGCATCAAGAGTCTAGAAGCTGGTGCATCTCCTATTAAAATAAAAGGTGATGTAAGACCAGAGAATATGAAGAAGGCTTCTTTAGAACTTAGAATAAATCCAAAAATAATAGCTGAATGGGAAGCTGACGGAGGAGTAAATGGACCTTACAAGACTCCCCAAGAATATTATGAAGCCTATTATGGAGAAACGGACTTTGCTCACGGCGGAAGAATTGGGTATTCTAATGGAAGTGATTATGATCCAGAAGACGATAGAGATATTATGGAAATTATGAGAGATGAATATGGTACATGGGATCAACATGATGCTGACTATTAC